TCAGTACCTACAGTCATCTCGGCCCGCACCGCGCCCGGCAGGAGTCCGGCGATCGGTGGACTTGGATTTTGAACACTGCTCGCAACGCCGCCCTTACTGGTGCTTCCCTCAATTGCCCCACCGGTACCCCTCTGGCTGTTAGCGGCGATGACATGGTGGCTTTGGGCTCGTGGAACGGTGCACGTGGTTTCTTCTCGGACATGTGGGCGATGACTCCTAAGCTCATTCGTTCCACTTCTGTCACTTTCTGTGGATTGCGTTTCGGCGGCGACGACGTTTCTTTGAGTCCTGATGTGGTCTTGCATCGCGCGCAGTTCGGCGTTGCTTCCGGGCGTTCTGACGGTGATTTCTGGCGTTCCATTCATAACGCCATTCGTGAGGCCGCCCCCGGCTGCTCTGACCATTCCGTGGAGTTGGCCACTGCTGCTGGTTTCTTCGATCGCGCGCGTTTGCGTTTCGGTTTCGCGCTCTAGTTTTCTTTCTTCCTCCCTTCTTGCCTTCTTCATGGTGTGGCGTTCTTTGGTTTTGTTTTGTCCCCTCCGGGATGAGGTTAAACTACCCCTGTTTGTCGTTGGGTTAGACACTCGTCCCTCGGCGGACCGCGCCGTCCTCCTTGCTTGAGCTGACCTTTATTGGTCGGCTCGCTTGGTTGAGTATGGGGAATTGCTCCGCCAGTAATGGCGTCTGTGGATGTGCTCCGGTGTCATTTGTTTGACGCAGCCATCTGCGTGTCTCACCCTAACCCCTTGGCTCTGTTGCAAAGAACATTGGCCGGTTGACCGGTGGTGAGGCTGTCCGTGCCGATCGTCCTTATTAGACGAGGAGACCAGCGAATCGTGCTGGGAAGGTTGTGGTGACCTCCGATCCACACCCGTGCATGACGTTTACCATGCCGCTGTAGAGACTGCACGCACGGCGGGCAGGCAAGGAACTCACTCTTTTGTTCCCTCTCCCCCCTGTCTGAAAGGAACAGTCCGTCCCCTCGTGAGTCGCACACTTGGGTCGCTTCATCATGTCTGCTTTTCTTGATCTTCTGCTTGCCAACCATTCTCTTTCTTCCTCGGTGCTCTCCTTCTCTGTTTTGGAGCAGGTTCTCACCGCCACTGAGGCCGGTCGCCCTCGTGCTTTCGACCTCTCCCTCCCTCCCCTGGCTTCGTCCATGTCGCGCGCTTTCTTGTTTACTCGCTTGCTCTCTCTCGAGTTTGAGTTCGTGGCTAATGCTGGGTTGGGCGCTCAGTTCGCTGATGTGGCTTTTGCTGTTTCGTGGGCCGGTTCCGGCGTGGCCGTTCCTGAGTTTCAGTCTATCTTTGGTTTTCCTTGCGCGCGTGGTTTCTCTGTTGGTGGTCAGTCTTCGCTCTCTGCTGAGGACCGTACCCTTCGTGTTTCTTTGTCTCCGCCCATTTGGCCTATGATTGGGATGCCCGCTCTTTATGGTGGGCCCCCCACTCTTGTAATCGCTTGTCGTGGTCCCGTCGACGTTCGTGTTGGTCACATCGTCGCCCGTGGCACTTTCCAGTGCTTCGGTTCTCGTGAGGTGGTGGTGCACACCGTCTTGCCTGCTTGACCGCCCTCTTTTCCCTCTCTCGGACTTGCCTTGTGATCCGTTACCATCACTTGGTGCGTGTTGTGTCTTCTCTGGCACAGCTCGTC